AAATGGAAAATGGAAAATGGAAAATGGAAAATGGAAAATGGAAAATGGAAAATGGAAAATGGAAAATAGAAAATGTAAAATGTAAATAATAAAATTGAAATACATTTTTTATTATTTAAATAGTATATAACACCCTATATTAGTATGAGTGAAATTACCGATTTTGACACGTTGAAACCCAAGAAAGGAGACGCAGGTGGAAATGATGATGGAAGTGATGACGAATCAATCGGTATCGAAAAAATTGTAGACGACGACGACGCATCAACAGATGGTGACCAAGCAATCGGTAGCGACTATGAAAGTGAAGATGATACTGAAATGACATATAATTTAGATGGCGCATATGAAGATGATGTTCAGGAACAAGGGTTTATCACAAAGGATGATGACGATGAGTCCGTTTCCACAACTGATTCAGGGCTTTCAGATGAAAGTGGTGGGGAAGGATATTTCCAGAAATTCGACTCAATCATCAGAGATAGCATCGTTGACAACTATCACCCAGAATGTGTTCAATCGAACTATGATGAGGTGAACGTCTTATGCGGGATTGTAAGAAACGACGATGGTATTATTGTGGACCCGTTTCACAAAACATATCCAATTCTATCTAAATTTGAAAAAACACGCGTTCTGGGATTACGTGCCAAACAACTAAATGAAGGAGCAAAACCGTTTGTTGAAGTGAATCAGGGAAACTATGATGGTTATGTATTAGCAAACCGGGAATTGACCGAAAAGAAAATACCTTTTATCATACGGAGACCTCTCCCAAATGGAGTAAGTGAATACTGGCGTCTTCAGGACCTTGAACTTGTATGATAATCAAATAACGTAATAATAAACAAAAATATAAAATATAAAATATAAAATATAAAAAATGTAATAATCCAATTTTATATTTTTATTCAATTCGGGGTGGTTTTAACATCTCCATTTATTTCCACAGTTAATACACGTTACAAATGTTGTCATCGGCTCATCCGCCGAGCGGGTCTGAAGTTGATAATATGTACATTCGTTTGACTTACAATTCCTACACTTAAATGTATCCGTGGCCGCCGCCATACGCGTCTCGTATTTCTTCTTGTCGCGCTTTATTTTAGATTCAATCAATTCACTCCACCTATCCGGGTCCATCTCTTGGTGTGTCATAAACGCAATCTCATGCGCACGCACAACCTTCTTAGATATAATATCACAAAGTTTGGGATTATTTAAGTTGATATATACCGAGCGAAGACGATCCATATATAAACATACAAACAACGGATTATCCCACTTTTTAACAAGTTTGCATGCGGTCGCTTCCTTTAAACTATAGTTGAATATTCCCTTTTCCATGTTCTCACATGTATTGCGATCAAATGAAAACGATTCAAGCCTATCAATCACGTTTTTTCTAAAATCATCGGGGTTTTCAATAATACGTAACATACCTTATATATCTCATAAGTTATGTTATTCTTCTATATCAATTTTAAACTGTGTATTGTCTATCTCTTTGCGGTCTTTCTCTTTGAGGTCTTTCTCTTTGATGTCCTTCTTTTAGAACCAATATTATGTATTTTGCGACAGAACGCGCGCTTGGTACCCTTTGCGACCTTGCACCCCCGGACCTTTTTACATTTATTGGGGTTTTCTACCCGCTTTCCTTTACATAGACTCTTGGAAGCCATTATATATAATGCAAAATATTTAAATTTCATCTTCGTAAAAATACATTTCCTCACTCAAATCGGTTTCACTCTCACTCTCATCATCACTCTCATCATCACTATCGCCATCACTATCGCCATCACTCGCGTCACCACTCACGTCACAACTATCCTCATTCGCACATGATTCATCACCGTCAACATCAACATCATCCAAAAGAACATCGTCCGGAACAACAAATCCGTCTTTAAGATATCCCTCCTTTGTCTTCATGTCGTCAGGAACGTCTTCCAGTTCATCCGTCTCATCAGAATCATCCGACCCCAAATCTTCAAAACCGCCATACAATTCCTCATATATATTACCCCATGTATCGACGTCCAAATCAATTATATTGTCATCCGCTGTAAAAGCAGCAAGAGCAACTGTTCCGAAATATAAATCTGTATCCACCGGGGGAGGGAACTCATACTTATTCTCGTTATTCGCACGACCAACCGTCTTTGCAAACAATTTAATATTTACCTTCTCGTCACCCAAATCAACCGCCCATGTAATCTGGTGATCAAAATCATTCGCACTTTTTAATCCACAACGCTTATATATATCCTCTGGGGAACTAATTTTTACATCCTTGGCAACACCTGTCTTATATATAGTCACAATTGTCGTGCTCATTTATTATAATACATTAATTTATGAAATTGGTTTAAATAGTTTAGGGATATATACTTATAACAAATAAATACCACATGCGGATATATATTGACAAATTTAATTTCAAAATGTCCAAATTAAATTTACTGAACAAATATCAGCGAGAGACATATAGCGTAATTTACTTATACTCACCCGACGGTATATATAGAGTAGACCGGGGACACAGTATGAGGAAAATCGATTTTATAGATGGTCTAATCGACACAATACCCGAATATATCGGCGAATTTGGTATAATCATCGACCATAGTATCATTAAGAAACAATCACACACAGTTTCCCATATACCATATACACACTTCTCAAAGAAAATCACAATAAACCACTACACACTACGCGAAAATGCACCAATCAACCTAATTGTTGAACTCGATGAACAAAACGAAATAATCGATGTGTATTTTATTCTCAACTCAAAGAACTACGCATCGTATAGCAACGCAGACATACAGAATCCACTTATAAAGGAAGATGTTGAAGAACTCATCGGGTTACTCAAATATAAAACAGCAACGAAATGAATGTTTATATTTAAATTTAAATCCCTATAATTTTGTTTTCACCTATATTATGGGGATTTTATGGTCCATACTATTCAAAATATTACTATATCTGGCGTTAATCGGAATAATACACGCATGCGTCGTATACACACAAAACACATTTACCAGACCCAAAAAGAGAATCGTCGCAACTGACCACCTATTATACGAAGCCGTAGAGGAAAAACTAAAAGAAACGATTCAATTAGATGTGAAAACACAACCCACAAGCAACGATGTCATATCGACAACACCGATCGATTGTATCCCAACAAATGTCGGGGGGTCAGGAAACAGTTATATAGGAACAGAATCTATAATACCAAACGATGTATCCATGAAAGACCAACTCAAGAATTTTCTTAAGAGCTCAACCAGCGCATTACAACCACCGCATGTATAATTCAGCAACCATATTAAAGACTATCACATACATATATACATATGGACATAACACAGAACCTAATCAAACATTTACCAGAAAAAATGGAACTTTCTTATGACACAGTTGAACATAATAAAGTTCAGTCATTCAACGTATGTATGGCAATTCCCGACGGAGAACGATGCCTACTATGGTTCACATTCCACGAAAAACATAAAATAGCAGCCATCTGCTTCATGGACAAACAAAATAACGTCACCCGCATTAAACCAGTTCCAGTAGTGTTCCATGGTGATCTAAGCCTCGGAACCGTCTTCGGGGGAACCCTTATCCACTACAACGATACAAAATTCTTCGCAATCGATGACATCCACTATTATCGGGGAAAGAACAAAGACAGAATCGACACAACCGCGAAACTATCCCTCCTATCATACATCATGACTCATGAAATTAAACAGACCGTTTTCACCAAATATGACATGGTCGTCGGACTTCCTATCATGCATACAAACAGAAATGAACTCATTCAAATGCTTGATACTCTACCATATAACGTATCCAAAATAAAATATATGCCACATAATAGACATCAAGCACAGTTCTTTTCCTTGTTTTCTCAAGTAACATATACAAATACATTCCCAACAGCACCAACAGCCGTATTTAAAGTAACCGCGTCAATCCAGGCAGACATATACAATCTACTATGCTATTCGAGGGGGGCAACTGACCACATATATGCAACAGCGTTTGTTCCCGACTACAAGACCAGCGTTTTTATGAACAAAATATTTAGAAAGATAAAAGAAAATGACAACTTAGATTACCTCGAGGAAAGCGATGACGACGATGAATTCGAAGACACAAGTGACGATAAATTTTTGATCGATAAAACCGAACACAAAATGTCGTGTCGTTATAACTATCGATTCAAACAGTGGGTTCCAGAGAGAATCATGAAAACAGGAAAGTTGATTTCACTCAACGAACTACGCGAAATGGAACGAACCAACTTTGGACAACAAAATCAAAATCAAAATCACAACTATCAACGGACAGACCAATACCATCAGCGTTCCAATCAACCACAACACAACTTCAAAAAAAGATTTCACCGATAAATTAGTGCCACACATAATAAACCAAACGCGTAAAATTGAATTGAAACGCGTATCAAATCTCTCTTTAATTTATTTTAAGTTTACATGAGTGTAAAACAAATTAAAGAACCTAACTTCATGACAGACCAAATAATAACATACCTCGGAAACAAACGTAAAATATTACCACATATAATAAAATGCATCGACACAATAGAAGAACGAGAGGGGGGAAGAAAATTATCCATGGCAGACGCATTCTCCGGATCAGGAATAGTAAGCAGACTAATGAAAACCAGAGCGTCACACATTTACACAAACGACTGCTCTGGATACAGCGAAACCATCAACCGATGCTTCCTAGCAAACCCAACCAAACTATTCATGCGGCAAATTAATGTCCATATAGCCAAAGCAAATGAACTCGCCGACGCTAACATATTAGACGAAAAGGACGCATGGGTATCCAGACACTGGGCACCAAGCGGAGAAATCAAACCCGAAAACAGAGTATACTTCACCGAACAAAATGGAAGACGTATAGACATCATGCGCAATTTCATAGAAACATTACCAAAAAAATATCAACCATTCATCCTTGCACCCCTACTGGTAGAAGCAAGCATACACAACAACACAAACGGACAATTCACAGCATTCTACAAAGACGGTGACAAAGGAGCATACGGTGGTTCCAAAGGGAACGACATTCGTCGAATCACAACACCAATCCACCTCAAAACACCTGTCCAATATATCAACGACACTAAAATACACATAGACAGAGACGACGCGAATGAATGGATCGGTGGACTCCCAGAAATAGACGTACTCTACCTAGACCCACCCTACAACAAGCATCCGTACTGCATATACTACTTTCTCCTGGACATCATAAATGACTGGGACAAAACCATAAAAATTCCAGACAGCTACCGAGGACAACCAAAAAATTGGGTCAAATCCGCATACAACAGCTCCCGTCACGCCACCCAAGCATTCAAAGACCTCATCGAGAACGCACCAGCCAAATACATACTGTTATCATATAACGATGAGGGAATCATACCAATCGATACCGTGGAGGAAATACTCAAAGAAAATGGGACGTTGGAGAAAATACCAATCGACCACAAAGTTTACAACCGCCTACGTGGAATAGCAGACTACAAACGAGAAAAAGAGTCAAGAGAAGTCAAAGAATTCATTTGGATGCTAACAAAAATGTCATAAATTAAATGATGACAACTAATGCGTCCTTTACTGTTTTATCATCAATAATACCAACCGAACCAGCACAACAAATAATCAAACTAACCATCGCAAAGTACGATAAAACCACAACTTTACCCATCATAAATATAATATAATATATTATTTATTTATTATTTATTATATATTAATTATTATATGTTAGATTTATTAAAAGGGATATTCATTACCTTTGTATTACTTCTTATTGTAGATGCTATTTATTTATTTGCGGTGAAAGACAAATTTAACAATCTAGTTCATAGCATACAATTTGAAAACATAGATTTAAAAATTTACGCAGCAATTTTATGCTACCTATGTATTGCTACGGTTATACAATATTTTATCATTCTTAAAAAGGAATCTGTTAAGACAGCAGGTGTTTTAGGAATGCTCATATATGGAATTTTTGATTTTACGAACCTCGCTATATTCAATAAATGGAGTTTAATTATGTCAATCATAGATATTACTTGGGGAGGAATGCTATTTGCAACGGTTACCATTATATTACGCAAATTTGATTTCTAATAACCATAATCAACTAATACATATTACATACATTCATACTCACAACAAACAGTCATCAAACACCGTCACATCCTTCTTCCTTCCAACAACCGTCTCCCACTCCACCGCGGTCCCAGCACGCTTCGCATCCCGAAACGCACCCACATCAACCCGGTTCATTATATACTTCTGCTTACGATAAAACGCCTTCCGCTTGCCATGCTGACTCTGAAATATGTCATGCTGATCAACCACATCCACAATCAACTTTCGCCCGTCCGTAGTACGCAAAATCCGTCCCGCCGTCTGGATAACATCACTCTTCGGTGACGCCATCACCAACGCGCCCAGACTCTTGATGTCCAAACCCTCCGACGCCATCGCATACGTACCCAGAATGAGCTTCTTATCTTCGCTCTCCTTCAACTTAGCAGACTTCATACCACCCAGGTAATAACCAACATCCCCTCCGGCAATATTTCGCTTAATAGCCCCCTCGTAAAGATACTTAAGCAAACTCTTGTTGTGCGCCATAACCATCATCTGCAACTCCGGATACTCCTCAAGGTTGCTCTCGATAATATCCAACAGAAACTCCGACCTATCGTCACACTCACATAACTTTTTTATCATCGTGCTGTAAAGCGGATTACCCCGATAGTCATACTTCATCTCCGAAAACTCAGCATCACTATTACGATACTCATACATGCGCACATTCACCAGAGCCTCGCTCGTGTCACGCTTCTCCGTGTGCACAATATCCCCCATAAACATCTTAAACACATTCGTGAGCCCGTCCTTGCGGTTCATAGTAGCCGACAGACCCAACACATAACGCGTAACCACCTTCTGAAGAGCCTGCGAAAACACCTCCGCACCCATGTGATGAACCTCGTCGATAATAGTAAGTCCAAAACAATCAAACAGGTCAGGATCGTACTGCTTCATCGACAACGACTGCAACATCGCAATAACGATGTCCTTGCCCTCGATGTCAATCTTGGGTCCCTGGATGCGCCCCACACGCGCACCAGGCATAAACTGCTCAATCCGCTCTATCCACTGCGTGAGAAGGAAATCCTTGTGAACAATTATTAACGTCTTCTTACGCAGCCGACTCGCAATCTTGATACCTATTACCGTATTATGTGTTACCGTAAAATCACCTAATACAAACCGTCTGTTTCCATCTATTTCAAACCCATAATAGTCATCTACTTCTAATTTTTTTATAGTTATACCCGTATTTAACGCATCTTTTGTCTGTCTTCTAGGTGCTACCTTTTTTCTAGGACATTTAACAGGTATTTCATCTAACCCATTTCCGTGAATAAACGTTCTATAATATGTGCCCTCTCTTTTTTCACCTTTATACATACACGATTTTTTGCACGGGCTTTTATAAGCAGCAAACCCCAACGACCTTACCAGGAATATTATATCATCAAACAACTTTTCATTTTTTTGAATAAGATCATACCCGCTGTACATTGCCGAACCATCTGAGTCAAGTATTCCCGCAAGTAATTCGAGTTGGGTAGTTCTATCATTACATTTATAATCATGCGGAATGTGTTTATTTTGTATTAGATTATAATAGCGCAAATAATCCATTAATTCATTTGGTTTACTTGCACCGAACCCTTTTCCAAAAGAATTAATACGATAATCATATTGGGCACCAGTATATTGTAAATACAACGATGGGTGTTTATTTTTGAAGCAATCCGCCGTTAAATATTTTAAAACATATGATTCTTGTGTTGATATAAGTGTTCCACTTGATGCACCATCTCCCAACCAATATCCTAATAAATATGGGTCTATTTTCACTTCTTTTTTTGGAAATACAACAGGAACTTTATATCCTTTTAACCACCCACGATAAAGTTTGCTCAAATTTAAATAATCCAATACAGATATATCACGAATAGCATATTTTTTTATATTTTTACCTCTACTTGTAGTCCATTTTAATGATAAAATGTGACTTTCATTTACGGTATACGAGTCTCCTTTATGGGGGATTACTTCATACATTTGCTCTCTTCCTCGGGCAAGTGTTAAAACATTTCTGGGCGTAGAATCATCGCCCATAAGTATATCCCCTACTTTAACATCTTGAACCATTTTAATTGTCCCATCATACATCATAATAGGTGTGTTTATCTGTAAACATTTACCTAATCCCGTGTCGATCTCCAATAAACCACCGCCCGTCTTATCAGCTGCGACCATGAACTTATCCACAATATTGACTTGGTAGTCACGGAGCCCGCCGGTGAATTCCATCGTATCCCCCATCGTCTCGCCGTCGGCTATCATGGTGCGCCGAGGCGGACCGAACCTATTAAGTCCGTAGTGCCGAGGAACGAAGAGCTTGTCCGGTGTCTCCCGATATATTTTAAAGGGTGACATCTGCTGCGGTGATTTAGGCACATATGGGCGAGCCAGTAGGTCGTCCCGGATTTCCTTTAGCTGTTCCGCGTCAAGTTCATTCTTAAACAACGTATACCCCTTCTTTCCAAGGTACGCGTTCTTGAACTGCGGGACCAGCGGCGGTGGAACGGATGCCATCGTTGGTTTCGTTTTTGGTTTCGTTTTTGATTTCTGTTTCGGGGACTTATGAGAATCCAGACAATCCATTATATATAGTGTGGTAATGACAATATCTTTATTCTGTTTTCAATTTCCATAACCCAAATTTATAATCTTTCGATATGATATATATGGCGCTCGCAATCCGAAAATTATTCAACGACGCTTCCAAGGTAGTTAACCAGAACCCCTATGAAAACGGACTGGTGTTCCTTCTCGTATCATACATCGTCCTAAACATCAGGACACCCGCTATGCTAACCAAAGCAATCGATAGTACCATCGGGAACGTAATCGTCGTTACTGTAGCACTATCTCTATTTTATACTAAAAACTCTGTCTTAATCGTTCTTGGTGTGGTAGCCGCATATGAATTGATCCGCAGGTCTAGTATGTCCACAGGAACATACGCAATGGAACACAGTCTCGCTTCCGAAAAGAAAAAGGCTGCATCCATGAAAGAATACAACGAACCCAAAGAGAAAACGCTGGAAGAGGAGATCGTCAGCTCCATCCCACCCATGTCGTCATCATCCGTAACACCCGCAAGTTACGAAGCGGCACTCACCCGCTCACATGGTGCAACCGCTGTAGGCGAAACCGTTTAATCACAAACACTAAACCAACCAACATATATATTATTAATTATATAAATCAAAAATATATATTAGAAACCTATCTTTTTTTTCTAATCGACGGTGCACCTCCAGTAACAATTCTATTACTACTAGCACCAGCAACCTCAAAGTACTTATTGTAAATAAACAATAAGAAAGCAGATAACACCACCACAAGTGTTATAGTTGAGCCAATCGTCCAAGATAGACTACCCCCTTTTTCTTCACTCTTGGGTAAGAGACCAAAAAACCATTTGTCACCCTCGTTTGATCGAGTACTCTTGTGAGTCACATCATTATCGTTGACCTCATAGCAATCAAGAAAATCATCCGTATTATCTCCCATATATAGTATAATATATAACCAGAAAATTAATGTTTGTAACAGGCAAAATATTTATATGTCCTTATATTAATATGAAGTTATCCAGAAATAAAATTCTGAAATTATGCAAATCAAATAACCAAACCCGCCATCGACGAGGTGGGAAGGCAAAGTTATTTAAACCAAACACGGGCGGAACCAGAACAAACAAATCCAAAGGACTCAACCTTAGACGAAAATCGCTAAAGAATCAAAAAGGAGGCAACGAGACTCCCGAGGAGAAGGAGAGACGTCTCGCCGCTGAGGCTGAGGAGGAGAAGGAGAAGATCCGTCTTGCCGTTCAGGCTCGGGCTCAGGTTCAGGGACAGGAACAGGGTGAGGGAGAGAATGTTGAAAGAAATGCGAATGTTGCTATCCCTGTTGCTGAGGATGAGGAGAATATCAGTCTTGCCGCTGAGGCTAAGGGACAGGAACAGGGTGAGGGAGAGAATGTTGCTGTCCCCGTCCCTGGAAGTGCACCTGGAAGTGATTCTGGTGAAAAAAAGAAACACTTACCACCTGATGAAATTACAGCTTTGCAAATGGAGAAAGCCAGAAAAATACAATATGCAGCTAGAAAAATGATTGCCCGCAAAAAGGATTCTGAAATGAACAAGAATGAAGAGAACGAGAAAGAGGGTGATAAAAAGACCAGAGCTTCTGCTACCGTTGGTCTCACCAATGTTGATGTTGATGTTTTAAAGAAAATAGTGAAGGAGGCGATTAGGGAGAATGATAGTCAGAGGGTTGCTGAGAACAAGGCGAGAGCCCTAGTGAAGGATGAGGTTAAACAATACAAGAATGTTAAAATGAATAAATTATTAACCAAAGTAAAACACGACGTAGCTGTGAGTGTCGATCCAAATGCCGCTCTCGGCATCCCAGAAGTCTTGGGTTTTGGTATTAATGATGAAACCAATTTACAAATAACAGTCGGTGCATTTAAAGACATGACTAATAAAATGATTTCGAGTATTCAGGATAAGATAGAGGAATCCAAAGTTAGTATTATTGGTGCGATTAAAAGTTCGAACAAAACCGCAACGGAAGAATAAATAATACGGTATATCACAGTAAAGGTGAATGATTGAAATGTTATCTTTATAAATGGGTAAAATATCCACCGTGTAAAATTGATTTGATATAACAGTTTAATGATATTATATATAAACTGTTATATGGAGATAGTTAGAGATATTCATAGTAATTCGTTGGTGGACCTACTCAATATTCATGTTTATCGGGAAAATATTAAAGCATGTAGTGACCATATATATTTGTCTATATCCGAATGGCACGACGATATTGTTGAATACACGTTGTATCTTATCGATATCTATATGAAAGAAGAGGTCGGTTCACTTATTCACGAAAACTTTGAAGATCAACTCGAAGAGAGTGTGACTGGTGTATTAAAAGAGCATATTAAACATCAATATCATATTGGGAAGAAAAATATCGATGGAGAAATCTCAAGTGGATTTGTCCTTTATGACGATGCGATTATAGACGTATGTGAGCAGTTTTTGGACGTTGCTTATAAGGTATATTATACGGTGATAACCCCAAGGCGAAGCTATATTGGGAACGCGATACGGCGTAAACCCGATGTTATTGTTATGAGTATAAAAATACAGCAGATACGGGATAAATACCAGCCCGAACAACGAAGCGAAGACTGGTATAAATATAGGCATGAGTTTCTAACAGCCAGTTCTATAGGAAAGGTATTTGGAACACCATGTTCTCAAAATCAACTTATCGTTGAAAAGTGTAACCCACATAAGTCGTTTTCGGGTGGGTGTGTAAATACAAGCAGTCCGCTTCATCACGGACAGAAGTATGAACCGGTTTCGGTTTTAATATATGAGGGTATGTACGCGACCAAAGTGGGTGAATTTGGCTGTATCAGGAGTAGTGATGTATCTTGTATAGGGGCATCCCCAGATGGTATTAATATAGATCCATCAAATGACCTATATGGTCGTATGCTTGAAATAAAAAATGTTGTATCGAGGGTTATAACTGGTACACCTAAATGCGAATATTGGATACAGATGCAGTTTCAAATGTATGTATGCAACCTCAAAGAATGTGATTTCTTGGAAACAAAGTTTGTAGAATACGAGAGTCGTGGAGAATTTATTGATGATGGTTCATTTATCAAGACCGGGTCAGATGAATATAAAGGTATCATTTTGATGTTTGACATAGGTTCATCCCCTATATACGAGTATAAACCAATCGATATGGAGGAAACCGAGTTTATTGAGTGGAAAGCTAATATAATTGAAAAATATGATGAAGAATTCTTTGTGAAGGAAATATATTGGAAGTTAGATGTTATAAGTTGTGTATTGGTGTTACGAAACGATATGTGGCTGGATTACGCGATACCGAAGATTCAGGAATTCTGGAAAGTAATCGAACGCGAGCGTGTCGAAGGATTTGAACATAGACTTCCTGCAAAGAAGAGAGCGAAACAATCGGTATTCTATGACAATAGTGAATGTCTTATTGAATTGGACGATGATGACAACGTTGTTAACGAAACAACGTCGTTAGATACAGATACAAAACAAATAGTAATAACAAATATGCCTGGGTTTGAGCTACGTGTTCGTACTCAATCATTTGATGACACCAAATTGGCGATGTCCGATGAATTAAATAAACTTGAGATATAACGATATACCGATGACAGCAAAAACTAAGTAATACGAAATCAGGTAAAATCCTTTTTTTATGTTCAAATAATCCAGTATTATTTCGTGTATACCCCCTATGCTTGTAAATAGTACGATCGTTCCCACGAGGTGTTTAAATTCGGCTATGTTTATCTGGTTCACCGCGAAAAAATGGCGCATCTTGTCACGAAATTCTAACGTGTTCATCTATTTATTTATATGTATATATTATTTTTTTCGTTTTATTTTTTCGTTTCTAGTGTTCTAGTGAATTTTGTTAAAAAACAAGGTATGATTTCAAAACACATAATGATGCTGACAACCGACTCTCACGCACCATTCTGATTACATAGAGAGAACACTAGAAATCCGCATTTCTTCATCTCTCTTCTCTCTTGGATCCCATGGTGGAAGCCACGCAATCGAGTAGCTTTCATAGTCCGTCGTAAACGGATGGAAATACGCGCGTGGATTTTGGAAGTCGGCATTTATAGTTCCGATCATACTCTCGACCCCACACCATCGACTATATGGTAATATTTCATTCAACATTACATAGACAAATATAATAGACAATATTACCCATAATACATTTGTGAACCTATGTAACATTATGTATAGATATTATTATAGTATAACAATATAAAATAATATCCATAGTATAGTTATTAGTATGTCATCAGGACAAGACGACATGTCAGTAATAAAACGAGACGGGACAAGACAGGACGTAGCATTCGATAAAATTTTGATTCGTGTCAAAAAGGTCGGTGCTGAAGCGAACATCCAGATAAGGTATAGTGCGCTGGTTATGAAGATAATTGACCAGCTATATGACGGCATACACGCAACACAAATTGATGAACTTACCGCCCAACAATGCGCAAGTCAATGCACCGTCCATCCAGACTATGGAACTCTTGCTGGTAGGATAATCATTTCTAATAACCATAAGAATACACACACATCATTTTACGAAAAAATGAAACTATTATATGAATTCAAAGATGTCCGTGGCGAACCATGTCCTTTTTTGAATGATGATTTCATGAATGTAGTTAGCGATAATAAGGAACGTATTCAGGATATGATTGATTATGAACGCGATTATTTAATTGACTATTTCGGTTTTAAAACCCTTGAACGTTCTTACTTGTTTAGATTAAATAACGCGATTATTGAACGACCACAGGATATGTGGATGCGTGTATCCATCGCGGTCCATGGTTCTAATATGGAAAAGGTAATGACCACTTACGATTTACTCAGCAACAAGTATTTTACTCACGCTACACCCACACTATACAACTCTGGAACCAGGTGTCAACAAATGAGCTCGTGCTATTTGATTGCTATGGAGGACGATAGTATCGAAGGGATCTATAACACTCTGAAAGATTGCGCAAACATATCCAAGTATGCTGGTGGAATTGGTCTCCATATTCATAACATTCGAGCATCCGGAACGTTAATTCGCGGAACCAACGGGACATCCAACGGTATCGTGCCTATGCTTAGGGTCTTTAACAACACCGCGCGCTATGTTGACCAAGGTGGTGGTAGACGCAACGGAAGTTTTGCTATCTATTTGGAGCCATGGCATGCCGATATTTTTTCTTTTCTTGAGATGCGTAAAAATCATGGTGACGAGGAGTTGAAAGCCCGGGATCTATTTTATGCTTTATGGATTCCCGATTTGTTTATGAAACGTGTGAATGAGGATGGAAACTGGTCTCTCATGTGTCCAAATAAATGTCCTGGGTTGGCAGACGTATATGGAGACGACTTCGAAAAATTATATACGGAATACGAAAGAAGTGATTTGGTTGTAAAAACGGTGAAAGCCAGAGACTTATGGTTTTCTATAATGGATAGTCAAATGGAGACCGGAACACCATATTTGCTCTATAAAGACGCGTGTAACAAGAAATCAAACCAGAAAAATCTTGGCACGATTAAGTCATCTAATTTGTGTACGGAGATTGTTGAGTATAGCGATGACAAGGAGACAGCAGTATGCAATTTGGCAAGTATAAGTCTTTCTAACTTCGTGGACGAATCAACAAAGACGTTTGATTACGAAAAGCTTATTAGTGTTACAAAGGTGGTTACAGAGAATTTAAATAAGATTATTGATATGAATTTTTACCCAACTGAAAAAACAAAGATCAGTAATAATAAACACCGACCGATTGGTATTGGTGTCCAGGGGCTCGCTGATGCATTTTTCAAGATGGACATCGCGTTTGGTAGCAAAGAATCCAAAGAGGTGAATAAAATGATTTTCGAGACTATATATTTTGCTGCTTGTACTATGTCATGTGAGCTATCGATTGAGAAATTCGAATCTAATGATGGTACGGGAAATGGTAAATGGAACACGATGGGTGCGTATAGTAGTTTTGATGGTTCACCTATGAGTAAGGGACTATTCCAGTTTGACCTTTGGGGGGTGAAGCCGGATACCGACCGATATGACTGGGACGGGCTTCGCAAGAAGATAATGAAATATGGTATGGTTAACTCTCTTTTACTTGCGCCGATGCCGACGGCTTCGACAGCGCAGATACTTGGAAACAACGAGTGTTTCGAACCAATTACATCGAATCTATATAGCAGACGAACTATGGCGGGTGAATTCATCGTAGTGAATAAATACCTGATGAAGGCGCTTATTGATGAGGGAATTTGGAATGAAGATATAAAAAATAGTATTATTGTTAACAAGGGGAGTGTTCAACACATCGAGGGGCTGAGCGAAGACATCAAGAATAAGTATAAGATTGTATGGGAGATAAAGATGAAGGATGTAATTGATATGGCAGCGGATCGGGGAAAATACATTTGTCAAAGTCAGAGTATGAATTTGTGGATTTCTGACCCCAATTACGGAAATTTGACATCGATGCACTTCTATGCTTGGAATAAGGGGCTCAAGACGGGAATGTATTATTTACGAAGAAAGGCGAAACACCAGGCTCAGCAATTTACGGTCGACCCTACAAAGAATGAAAATACTGGTGATACAGAGAATGAAGATCCATGTGAGATGTGTAGTGCTTAGACATACTGGATTATTGGAATTGAATGGAATTAGAATGATTTATAATATAATAAAACGTTTAAACATATCATCATATACAAACTATATGAATAGCATTAGTGTAAACGATCTGGAATCCCTATGCACGGTTGTAGAATTAATGGATTTGTTTCATCAGAAGGAGATCCTCAAGATTTTATCGGGTCATACTGAAAGGGTTACACTCAACGAGAATAAGAATGGTGTTCTCGTGAATCTGACTGACGTTCCTGACGATATTATTAAAGAAATTAATGACTATATTATTCATGTTAATAAACAAGAGAAGGAGCTCGGTTGTGATGAGGCTATCAAGGAACAGTTAAAAACAGAATACTTCTAAAGTGATAGATAGTTATTACACCATCGGTAACGTAGTGTATTAACGCAATCGGTTTAAAGAGTCGGTGATATAAAATATAATGGATACAACCGGGTTTACACAGGTTGCTTCGAAGAAGAAACATATAATCGATAGTTTATTGAATTATATGTTTACCAGCAAGATGATGCGGAACACAATTCGTGGATTGGAACGCGATGTTCCCGAACCCAAATCGTCTTCGTGTAAACACAAGTTTCACAGGAATGTATTTGTGCCCAAGAGTGGGGACACGCTATTCTGGATATTTTATATACTTGTTAACGGTGTTGATACATACGAGTTACTCGGGAATAACATTTTTCTTACTGAAAAGAACGAAAAAATAAAGAACATCGAGATAATCAAGAAAAACCGCACCAAGTTAAAGGAATATGGTATAAAAAAACTCATCACATGTGAGAATGATCTGTTGAATGAATCAACGATTGAGTTAAAAACGTTCCACGCGTTATGTATATGCCACGACATAGACTTCATGTTTTTAAAGAATCGGGTATATTACTTGCATCTCGTCGATGACGAAGTGGAACATGACAACAAAAAAACGTGTCCAGTTGTTCATGATATGGGTGATGGAGTATATGGTTTCGAATCAACTACTCACGCGGACGTATTTAAAAATTATATGGACACGCGAATGAGGATGGAAAATTACGAAAAACCGATTAAATCGGTTACCGCATATACGATTTCCCAACTCAGGGAAATGTGTGAAACGTTGAAAATTAAAACAACCAACGATAGTGGTTCAACAAAAACAAAAGCGATTATGTACGCTGACTTAACGTTCTATCTGTGTGATTGACGTTACTACCATTAATTTGGGAATAAAATTGATTTAGATATAATATATAAAGTTGATATATATTATATATGTCAAGTAAGGATAATGATTTCAAATCGATCATCGAACGCTATATCTCACATACTGATACGCATGAGAATAAAGAGCTGGAGGTGAGATTTGGTACAAGAACAGTCAATAACCAGAAAAAAATAACAAAGTCGGACTACGATATGGTTATTAAAAATCTAAAGGCTATGGGGTTTTCATGTGAGAATGTCCATGGAGATTACATGATGCGAATTGGATACAACGAAATAAATAAGCAGGGAAAAAAGGTTCGGTCGAAAATCCGTGTCGAATTAAATGGACATCATGTTATTAAAGCATACTGTGGGAAGGAAAATATTAACAGTCTTCTCGAAGATGAAACCCTGCGTGGTTACGTAGAATTTGTAAATAAGTCATATATGTCCAAGGTTGGTGGGGTAGCGGACCGGATATATCCATACAATTCAGACGATTTTGGATTTCGCGTTGCGCTTCAAAGTGAAAAAAAAGAACAACTTACCAGTCCTTGGATACGAAATATCATCGATTCATGGGATGAAACTGAAAAGACGTTCAGGTATATAAAGAGGTTCCGCTTTAAACATGCGGAATATCCGATAAGTTGCGATATGAGCATCGTTAAATCATCAGACTTCAATAAATCACATTACATTTTGGAAGACTCAAAAGTGTTTAAAAATATGGAGACATATGAGATAGAGTTAGAGGTAGATAACGACCGAGCGGATAAATTTATCTCCATTTATGGAGATGAATCTCTATATACATCAATTAAGAAATCAATAAAGATCGTCCTACAAGGTCTTCAGGGGGCGAAATTCCCTGTTTCCTATAGCGAAATGAGAACCGTTCTAAACGATTACGGGAATATGGTATTCAGTCGCAATAACATTAATATAAATCCACAACATTTTATTGGACCATCGTCATACACACTCCAAACCAAACATGTTACCGAGAAAACAGATTCATCAAGTATTCATAATATTCGAACGGATTATACGGTTACCGACAAGGCGGATGGAGAGAGGAACTTGTGTTATATATCCACAAAAGGAAAAATATACCTTATTGATTCCAACATGCGTATCAAATTCACGGGGTCTACCACAACCGAAAAGAGGATTAAAAATTCAATTATTGATGGCGAGCTTATCATGTATAACAAAGAAAAAAAACAGATAATGCTCTTCGCAGCATTTGACGTATATTTTGTGAATGGACGAGACTGTCGAAAGAACCCATTCGCATCTACCACAGTTGGTGGCGTTGGTGGCGAAAGTGGTGGGAAAAAAACAACATACCGCCACACCGTGTTACGCGATGTGATTAGTTCGATGAAAGCCAAGTGTGTAACCCCGGGTTCTTTGAACGAAATGCGGTTTGATATGAAATTATTCGAGGTTGCCAATAAAAATAGGAACATATTCGAGTGTTGTCGGTCTGTTCTTGGACGTATTAACCATGAAAGTTACTCTTATGAAACAGACGGTCTCATATTCACACCCGCAACAGATAATCTACCCGCATTAAACTATCGACATACATGGGATCGTTCATTTAAGTGGAAACCGCCCGAATTTAACACGATTGATTTCCTTATTACATTTTCAAAAGAAAAGGACGATAATGAAATTATACGTACCATTTATCAAGATGGAGTGGGTGCAACAAAGTCCGCAACAAAGTATCGAGAAATTCGACTTCTGTGTGGGTTCAGTCAGGGACACAAAGACCATGGCTATATGAACCCATGTGAGATGGTTTACAAAGGTGAGATACCCAAACGGGATGATTTGGGTGTTGGGGAGTACCAAGCGGTTGAATTTTACCCAACAAACCCATATGACCCAACTGCATCGTTCTGTAATATAAAACTTAAGAAAGATTCGAATGGTATAGAACAGATGTTCACTACAGAGGGAGATGTTATTGAGAATGATACCATAGTAGAGTTTGCGTATGACGACACGCGCGAAGGTTTATGGAAATGGATTCCGCTTCGTGTTCGTCACGATAAAACATACCAATTCAAAACAGGTATGAAAAATTTCGGGAATGCGTACCATGTGGCAAACAGCAACTGGCAGAGCATCCATAATCCTATCACCGAACACATGATAAAGACAGGTAACGGGGTTCCAGAACAGGTGGTTGACGGAGACATATACTATAACACCACCGGGTGTAGAAAATCAAACACACAGCCTATGCGGGATTTTCATAATCGATTTGTTAAGAACTTATTAATAAAGTGTGTGACAAAACCAGGTGGGACACTGATCGATTTCGCTGTTGGAAAGGCAGGAGATTTTCCCAAATGGATAACCGCCAGACAGTCATTTATTTACGGAATTGATGTTTCGCGTGACAACATCGAGCATAAAATAGACGGAGCTTGTGCAAGGTATCTTAACAATAAACGGGACAACACAAACACACCAGATGCGCTATTCGTAGTGGGTGATAGTGGAAAGCATATCAAGAGCGGTGACGCATTCGATACTGACGGGACCAGGAAGGTGAACAAAGCAGTATTTGGAGAGGGACCCAAAGACAAAAAGATTCTCGGCGATGGGGTATATCAACAATACGGAGTTGGAAAGGACGGTTTTGACGTGGCGTCATGTCAGTTTGCTCTTCACTACTTCTTCGAAGACAAGAAAACACTTAAGACTTTTATGCGAAATATAAGTGAATGTACAAAGGTGGGTGGCTATTTTATCGGCACATGCTACGACGGTGAAACAATATTTAAAGAGCTTCTTGACATAAAAGAAGGTGATGGTCCATCAGTATCCAAAAACGGACACAAGGTGTGGGAGATTCGAAAGGACTACCCAAATACGACATTCACAAACGACGTGAACAGTCTGGGGTACGAGATTAGTGTGTTCCAAGACAGCATAAATCAAATGACCAAAGAGTATTTAGTGAACTTTTCATATTTGGAGCGAATCATGTCTAATTATGGGTTTGAGATTGTAGGTATAGACGATGCGAAGAAGATGGGACTTCCATCTGGAATAGGTATGTTCAAAGAACTATTTAATCTAATGCGCGCGGATCTATCTTCTAAAAAGTTGGACCGAAAAAACATAGGATGTTCTCTGGATATGAGTGAGGGGGAGAAGGGAATTTCGTTCCTCAATAAATATTTCGTGTTTAAAAAGGTTCGACAAGTTACACAAGAAGATATGCACCGAGAGTTTGGTGACACCGACGACGACCAGGTCGAACGCAAAAGTGTCAAGATACGCAAGTTAAATAAAATGATTAAGTTGTCCCAGGCTTAGAAATAACACGATACTATGTATAACACAATATGAGCTATTTTTATATACCAAAAAATTACACGAATATATCAAGTAACCTTAAATGTGTTGAGAGCAATCGTGGATATGTATGTGATTCCCAGACCCTATATATACATGAATCTCGAATAAACAATATTATAAATAACAACAAAAGTACGTGGGATATATACAAAGAAGAGTATTTTCACTACAAAAATGTATTCAACGTAACACACGAACCTGTGAAATCATGTGTCACCAAGTTCGGTGCGATTCATCGATCATTCTATATCATATGGGAACTGAACAATATTTTTAATTTTATTGATACTTACAAGACACGTCGGTCGATAGATACGTTCCATTTTTCAAAATGCCAGACGGGAATTATTCAGTTTTTGAACTCCCGTCGCAACGGGACGACTGATACACATATGGGAATATACAGCGATGAATGGCGAAAGAACAGTGACTATTTAATTAACCACAAGAACATATGTTTCAACGAATATATTTCGTACAACTTCATGAACCATGACACACTAAACTATCTGGCTGGAAACTATGGACGACGGTTCAATTTGATAACCTTTTTGAGCAACGACGAAGTGGGTGAATTGCGGACGGGTATACCTTTCCTACGCGAGAAGGACATTATCATAACAAAAATTATATATTCAATTATACTCCAAAAGAAGGGCGGAACACTCATTTTTTCCGTACCAGATATATTCGACGAGACATATTACGAAATTATGTATATACTATCCAGTTGTTACGAGAAAGTAATCATTACAAAACCAGTTCTAATCGAAAATATAACCAATAAAAAAATGGTTATTTGCAGCGAATATATTGATAATTACGACCAAAGTACTCTCATTAATTTTGCACATACCGTGGTGGAAGGAACGCGCAATCGCGGAGAAGGAGACACGTTGATTCGATTACTCGACTGCCAAATTCCGTCATATTTCTTAAATAAGCTATTCGAGATAGACGCAATCATGTTCCAACAAACAATAGACGCAACGCTATCTGTTATTAACTTGAAGAACAACGACGACATAAATGGACATCTGGATAAACTCAAACGGAAGTCCATACAGAAGAGCATGTTCTGGTGTATTCACAACCATTTCGACTATGACCATTGCGTAAC